TCCGGGCGGCGAACGTTCTGGCGCTAAAGCTACGGATTGACATCTACAAACGCCACGGCGGTTCTGTTCCCGCTGGCGTCCACCGTTATCCGCACGCGCTCGACCAATACACTTGCCTGGTTCACACTCCAGAACGATTCTGTTGCTGTCCCTACCCCCGTGACTTTGCCATGCAGGATCGCGTCGTTGACGAGCTTTGATTGAGCGTAGGTCAGGCCGTCGGACATCAAGGCAGCGTCGGCGGCGGCGAGGACGGCTGCTGCAATCTCTGCTGCTGTAGGGTAAGTTCCACCACTTCCCGCATAATCACCCAGCCCGCCAGTGATCAGAAAATTAACGGCTGACATTATGTAGCCCTTGTTATCGCGGTTGGGGCCGTCGCAGAATCCAGCGTGAACGTTTCCGCTGGTGTGGTGTGGTCAAATTTATTGATTGTCAATGTCGTACCAGATATTGCTTTCTCTCCGGAATGTGCGAGCAGCTCACACAGCGCCTGTGCCAGGGTAGGAGATACGCCCAATGCGCGATAACTTTCCGCCATTTGCGTGGTGAGTATGGCCGACACGGACGGCGGCGCGGTATATCCGGATGCCGCGAGGCGTGTCATGATGTCCACGTCAATAGCAGACAGTTGAGTGTCCATGTTGGCAGCCGCCATGCCCAGAGCCGAACGTATTGCGGGCGCGGCAACCAGAGCATCAACTGCGGCGATGTCGGCAGAAACGGAAGCCCCAACCGGCGCGCCCAGTCTCGCGTAACTGTCGCCTGTCTGCGTAACAGAGGCGTAAGGATCAAACACCCACAACGGCACGACAAAATCCGTCTGCGCCATATTCGTCACGCCGCTTATGCTGACAATCAGTGATTTAGCCCCACTTACCGCAAGCCGCGCATTGGCAAGCTGCAATTCATACAGCCCCTTGTGGTTGGTCGAATCAACTTCCTTCAACCGGCACTTTGTTGCTGTCGGCGCAGCATAGGTCCCCAAGGTTGTGATGGTTTCAACGGTAGAGCCAGCCGAAGTATAGGCGGTCGCAGTGGCTTCGTTATCGGCGATAGTCGATATAATCAACCCGCTGGAGTTGAACGCGACAGCAGTCAGTCCCGCTCCCGTTGAAACTGAACTATCGAGAATCTTGAACCGGAGTATTACCGATGCCTGCCCATTTTTGATGACTTGTAACATAGTTTATCCTTGCATGTTGCCCAGTGATTTTAGGCCACCACTTAGCGGGGGGTTGAACGGCCACAAGTTTGCGGCAATCACCACCCCCGCGTAACCTATGGTTGGTTCTGGGTTAAGCACTTGTTCCACTGTGTATCCACTGGCGATATACAGTGCTTGAAAGCCCGGCCCTTGGAAAGGTATCTGATCTTGAATCATCAATACTTCGGGGACAGATGAGTGGCTTATAATAAACGGGTCACCCAACTGATCTGATGAAATCCACTCCGCGCGCTGGATGAATGGGGTGTTACTTGAATTATACGTCCACGTAACGGTATCGGTTGACGTGTAGTAAATAATCTCTGTAGGAAGTACGCCCCCTGTTAATGCCCCATGCCCAAGAGCGTAATAAACTCCACTTTGTTTTATCACATCAAAACTACCCAATGTCCCCGATCCAACATTCCCCTTTATAACTGGATTATGTACTACGTCCTTCGTCCATGTTGTACCGTTAGCTGATGTGGCCCTTCCTTCCCACCATTCTGAGTTGGTATATCCAAGACCATCATAGAGCATGACGTATGTGGCTAAATCTGCATCGTACCAAGGGCGGCAGTTGCCCAGTGATTTCGAGTCGAATGAAGAAACCCTACCCACCGATGTTGTGCCGTTAAACGTACTTAGGAATGTAATCTGATTCGCCGCAGGAATAGAAGCAACCGTATAGAAATTGACCCCGGTGGTATTGAGTCCTGCCGCAGAGCCGTCAATAAAGATGACCTCTCCGACAACGTAATCATGATTAACCGTTGTGGTTAGCGTTGTGGTTGTACCATCTCCGGTTGCGGTGCTGATCGTGTAAGTCGGATGACTTGACATCACGACTCCTTGATTCGTGATTGTGCTGGTGAAATCTGACGCGGTGAAAAGATATAGATTGGATGCAGTACCGCTGGTGGCATTGTCAATGGCGTAAAGATAATAATTTCCGCTTACCGTAGTGGCAACACCTGTCATATCCAAAAGAAGGTGAGGTCTTCCATACCCTGTGAGGATAGGATCGCTGGCATAATCAGTCCATGTCCTCCCGTAATCGGTTGAACTGGCGAGATGGATATATTTAACCCTATAACCTGATGACGTATCTCTACCTACAGCAGCGCCAATGTATTGCCAAGTCCCAGTTCCCAAATCTATGACGCTATGCTCGCCAAAATCCTTCTCGCCGCCACCCCAGGATGTTGAGATGTTCGTGTTGCTCATCACTACACCATATTTGACGAATGGGTCGCTGGTTATTTTTCTGAATTCATAGTTTGCCAGTGCTTTGCGCTTTGAAAAATGAATTTTTGATACGTTTAGATATGCTACTTTGGCATTGAGGTAAGCAGAAGAAGCGCCCAGACTCCATTTATATCCAAGTGTGAATTTCCCGCCACTAGTCCCATCATCAGTTCCGCCACCGGCAGAACATCTATAAGTAAAGTTTTTCCCGCCGAGAGTGTCGCAATCCTCATTGACATATATAAAATGTCCTTCGTATCCAGTACAACACCTTATTCTAAAATCTGTGCCCGCTGCCCACGATGTTTTTGCGGTAGCCGTTGCGTATAAAACACCACATCTCCAAACGCGCAAAACGAAAGTTCCGTCCGCCTCATTAAAAAATCCGTTATAACCCTCGACAACTGTTTTTGCTGTGTCCCATATCGAAGCGGATGATGCGGTCAAGGTATGACTATTCCCGGAGTGATCTGCTATGGTCGTGCCTGCTGATTCCAGCAATGGGTAATAACAAACATTGGCCTCGTTCTCAGTGTCGTATATTCTTGGGGAATACAGCCTGCCATCAAGGATATTCGTATAAGTTCCGCCGTAATTTGCAGCACCCCATATAGCGTCTCTCGCTGTACCTGATGTTGGTAGCGAGCTGTCAGATAATCCAACACCGGAGGTAATCAACACCATGTTTTTCCAGTAGGCATATCCTAGCGCACCAAGAGCTATTCTGATGTGTGTCAGTGTTGCCGAACTTAAAGTCCCCAACGCCACATTTATTTTTAGAGTGCCACTCTTATAAACCTCCAATTTCAACGTGGAGCCAGACATATATATGGTTACAGAATCCCTCGAAGCCCCCTCGGTATTAACCTTTTGGAATATTGTCTGTGTGCCTGTAACCGTATCAAGTTTGACACCGAATTCTATGTAGAAATAATTAGGGCATGAATCCAATAATGTCCCGCCAGTGTTTTCGGCATAGTAAAGTAAGTTTGAATAAAGGACTTTCGTGCTAACAGATTCCTTGGTGAATAAAAATTGATTGATGGTTGCGGCAGATGAGAAACTTGCGTTGAAGTTGACTACACAATTTATTTCTACGTTCTCAACACCGGTATTTAGAAGACCACCAGTACAATCCGCGTGGTAAGACGATCCATTACCGTTGAAGGCGTTATCGCCGGAGAATTTGTTATCCACGCCCAAAGTGTCAAGCGAATTTACCCCGATAGCCGATCCATTCCACGCTAATGCGTCTGATAAAGTGAAGTTATTGACATTCGCTGTCTGGTCTGTAAATGTCGTTCCACTTCCTTCATTGATATAAACAATGCAAAGGTCATTCGTTTCAGCTACCTTGCGCGCCATCGTATTAGAGTAACTCGATGCTGACGCGGCCACCGCATTCCCATAGAAAATATATATACTCTTTGATGTGGCGGCAGTGAAGCTAGGCACTTCAACAACAAACGATGCAGTCTTGGCGGTGTTGTTGAACGCATACATCCAGAAGTCGATTAGAGTTGACTGGTCTGAATCTGTAAAGCGAAAATCACTCCCATCAGCATTTACGTAAGTCCAATCGACATAACCGGTCGCAGCCGGATCATTACCCTGAACGCTCAACTTGACCTGATAGTTCGTCAGCCCAACCGGACTGTTGGGGTTGATGTTTACCTGAGATTCTTGCGACCAACCCCCTAATGGCATTTCATTTATCCTTTATTTGGTAAACTTGCCCGGCCCGGTCTGCCGCACCTTGTGGAAGCAGGTTTGCATACTCCGCAAATACATGGATGGTTCCCTGAGACATTGGAAATTACTGCGAACCCATGTTGAGGGATGTCACGACTGCTACCGCTATTTTTGCCATGATGTTTATCCTTAGTTAAAAAATTAATTTGATTCGGCCTTCACGCCCGCCGCCCCTGCGCTCAACCGCCCCCACACCTCGGCCACCCGTAGATAGTGGGCGCTTACACCGGACAGATTGAACCACATTGGAGCTTGACGGTCAAGCCGGAGGGGAGTATGTTTCTGCGTAACCCCGAAGAGCGGTACGCCGCCTGCTTTGCCGTCAACGAAAATAGGGGTTTACCGTCGGGACAGGGATTGCAATCCTTTCTGGTGCTTCACCACCGGATTACCGGCACAAATTCAAGTTACCGTGAAGGGTAGTCAGATGAAAATTTGTAGAAAATGTGGGCAGCCGTTTGCGGCACGAACCTGTTTGCCCTGCGACGCAAAAAGAAAGGGCCACAAAACTCACTCAACGTCAGATAAGGACACTCAAAATGAAAACACTCATACGGTTGTTGTTGTTGCTCGCCACATTCACTCTTGTATCATGCGGTGGAAATAATCAGCCCCAACTACACAGAAGCGCTGCCGTTGAGACTGCGCCCTGGATCGAGAAAGGGGCGCTGTTTGCAGGTCAACCCTCAGAGGGGGCGGAATCCACGCCTATTGTCTGGAATAACGAATTATTCTACGTCATCGACTACATAGATGCGGGCGGCGTACATACCCGCATAACTAGAGAGTCTGACCACAGTACAATTTCTGACAGGATAACCGGGCTGGCATTTGTTTCGGCTATCGTTAATAACGGCACCCTGTATATTTTCGGTTCCAACAGCACCAATGGTGGCTCCAAAATCAACATGGTGTCAACTACCGATTTGGTAAACTGGACTCCAAAACAAACTGTCTTCATTGTCCCAAATGTCCAGCTTTTCAATAATTCTGTGTCCGCTTCACCAGCAGGTTTTGTTATGGCCTATGAAATTTGCGAGTCAGGGCAAGTTTGTTTTAACGTGCGCTTCCTGCAATCTCCAGACCTGATACATTGGGCCGGTATCGGCGGCACCTATGAACGAGACTACTATACGGCTTGCCCAACCGTCCGATATGTGGATGGATTTTATTATCTCTTTTATCTCTCTTCATACGACAATTTTTATGCAGTTAATGTCTCGCGTTCAACCGACCTCGTTGCTTGGCAGTTTTCGCCCATCACTGTTCTTTCTCCATTGGACGGAGACGATAATCACAGTAATGCCTCTGACATAGATATGGTTGAATTTAACGGGCAAGTGCGCATAATCTATTACAATGGTTCGCAGGACGGCAGTCTGAATCCTGCCGTCGGGTTACGCGAAGCGCTGTTCAATGGTTCTCTTTCTGAATTTGTATCTAAATTTTTCTAACGGTTTATTCATACGCGATGGCAACGTTGCCGCTTAAGGTATCTGTGCCGTTGCGCGTCGTGAGAACCAGCTTCGCCAATGGTCCGGACAGGGCAATTGTTCCTATCCCGGTAGCTTGGACTGCGGGAGCTTCGCTTCTGCCGACCACGCTGGCAAACGACCACTTGTTACTAGCTGCCACTGCAAGAGACATTTCTCCACGCCCCTGGAACACCTGACCCGTAGCGGTCGGATTGGATATACCCAGCCCGTTCGTGAGGAGCGTGCCTGACCCAATAATGCCGAGATAGCCGGTCGAAACAACACCACCGGACGGCCCCACTTGAATGATAGCCTGACTGGATATTGACGTTTGAAGGCTGTCCAGCATGATATAGATTTTGGTCGCCCATGCTGGAATGCTGGCTCCACCCAATAGGTCTACACTTGTCCCTGAAAGGGCCGCCTCGGCAAGCAATGTGTAGCCGCGACTGCCTTGGGCGAGCGCGGTTGCGGTCGCGGAATTCCCAGAGCATGAAGAGGAGGTCAGGGCATTCCCAGAGCATGAAGAGGAGGTCAGGGCATTCCCAGAGCATGAAGAGGAGGTCAGGGCATTCCATCCCGCGCTACATAGCCCCGCTAGATAAGCTGCCAGATTCGTCAGCGTCAGCCTGTTCAGCAGCCCCGTCACGCTGTCCCGGATGCCGAGCGCGTCCGCACCGACCGGGGTGGCCTTGTAGGTCGCGACGCTGATGTGGGTGGCGATGCTCGTCAGCGCGGACAGGCGCTCGTCGGTGATCATGCTGTTGACTATCGTGACCGAGCTGGTCTGCAGCAGCACTTGCGCGACCGGGAACACGTCGGCGGTCAGCGCGGGGGCGACCGGCGAACCGGCGGGCGTGCCGATGATGACCGAGACGGCGCCGGTGGTTTTGTTGATCACCACGCGGTCGATGCGCGGGTCGGTGGCCGGCGCGGTGATGGTGCCGGTGGTCTGTGTGGCGACTTCGGTCAGTATCTGGCCGTTGTAGAGCGCGCCGGCATCGAGCGTGACGGTCATCGCCGGGGTGGTGGATTGGCGCGGGGCGAAGTTGTCGACGATGCGCTCGGCCACCGCAAAACAGGCGTCGATGTTCGACTTGTAGTTGGTGGCGGTTTGGGTGGTGAAGACTGATTTTAACCAGGTTGCTACACTCATAATTTATTCTCCTCTGGGCTACTCGCCCGTAGCACTGAATTGTGCTTGTGTGGCAGATGTGCCTAACCCTGCGTCTGTCGCTCCGTTCCATACGTTGAGAGTGCATTGTGTCGCGCTGATCGCTGTTACCGACGCGCTGGTCAACCCCGAACTGATCGCCACGGGTACAACTAACGGTGCCGAGTGGAACGGCGGGTTAAATACGACAACTGTTCCGCCGTGCGCCACGTTTATTACGCCGCTCTGTTCCGTTATCGGCGAGAGATCCACGTTCAGCATGTAATCAGTAATCGCGAATAAACCGCCCGGCGCGATATTAGCCGAAATCCTGCCTTGCAGATAGCGGAACGCCGCCGTCCCAATCACCCAATTTATAAAACCGCCGCTGCCATTCGGTGCTGCTACCGGCAACGGCGCCGTATCGCCGTAACTTATCTGCGTGAGCAATACGGGCGTGCCGCTCTGCGCATAACCGAGTGCTGTTGCGGTCGTCTGAAATGCACGTAATGCTTCAATGTAGGTGGCATCCAGTATGAGTGAAGTGTATTCTATATACGCCACGGGATCGGGAACCCAGGTGTCAAATACCTCCCATCCTGTCGTATTCGTTACAGGTAATGCGGCTCCGGCGATCAGTCCCGTACCGGGCATCGTCCAATCTGCGCCGATAGCCAGAGGCGTACTATTCTGTAGTATTTCCGTGCCGGTCGCAGTGCTGACATACACATTCCAGCCAGCCGCCGTTGCAACTGCGCCGGGTGATGTGACTTTCAACGCCTGAGTCACGCCCACCAATTGAGATGATTCGGCAGAACCGAGCGTTTCGCCCAGTGCTGACAAATACGTTATTTTAACGAAGAACGTCGTAGGTAGAGTAAGAGAGCCGGCCACCGCAGACAACCCCGGTGTGGAAGGCGAGGCAATCACGTCATAATAGTTGGCATTATGGATGCTGTCGGGCACCAGTACACCGGTGTAGTGTTCCACGAGACCAACCAGTGTGCCGTTCCAGCCGATTTCCTCGACATCGTGAATAATGTTCAGGTTCGGATTCGTCACCACCAGATCGAATGTCGTCACCATCGGTGAGTACCCGTTGCCGTGGTCACGCGCCCAGATGCCGAACGTCCATGTTCCCGGCGGGATCGAAGCATTGGTCATCTCCGTACCCTTGGCGCGTTCGCTGACAACCGTGAATAGCATGCGGTCAGTTGTACCTTGTGGCGCATAACCTATGTCGTAGACCAGCAGCGTCTTACCCGGCAGGTCGTTCCATTTGAACGCAACGATTGTTCCGCTTTGAAGGCATGAGAAACCCGTCACATTGGGGGGCATACTGATCGAGCCGCGGATAGTGTATGAGTACGCCGGCAGCGAACCAAGACCTTCCCCAGCTCCACCAAAGACATTAAAGCTGGGGAATTTGAAATAGAGCGTTTGACCGATCAGGGACGAATCGTAGGGATACTTGAATACGCGGGTGTCCAGTTGAATGAACGCCGCCCCGGTATGCGCGGCAACGGTTGTCCCGTAAACGCCCCGCCTTAAATAGGTGAGATCATACCCGTTTGTGGTAAGTGCTGCCGTCTCGAAACTGACCAACTCGCCGCCCATGAAGCAGAGGGAGAGCAGGTTGTCGGCATCAGCTTTTGATACGGAAGTCATGCTCGCGCCGCTCCTCCGCAGGTCCGTCGAAAGCGTGTTCACCGAATCCGGGTCACTACCTGATAAAACAGTACCCATTCCATAGGCACAACTGCCGCGCATGGTTCCAATTTGTGTATACACGATGCCGTCGGTCGAGACGAATACGCCGCAACCGCCCCAATTCTTGTTTGCACTACCTGCTGCAATCCACAATTCAAATCCGGTAACTGTGACGATGCCCGGCGCGTCTATGATGAACGGCGGCGAAACACTGCCGGGCGGAGTATTCCAAGCGGCGGCAGGCTTGACATTATCGAGCAGATTATTTATGACGTTGTGATAAATCCCGATGTCCTCGGCCACGGCTTGCCATGTGAAGATGCCTGGCGCCGCTTCTTCCTTGTTCGTCAAACGAATCTCATAGGATGCCGCGCCTTTCGACACGCTTACGATGTCGGTCGGCTCCAGATAGCAGTATTCGCGGCCAGTGGCAAAAGTGAATCCGCTGCGTTCGTTCCACGCGATGTTCAGCATCTTGTCGGCGATGGCTTGACCTTGGCTATCCGTCATGCTGATCGGAATTTGCAGCGTGGTTTCCAGCTTCGACGAAGTGCTCTGCTGCCGCGCATATTTTGAACTCGGCTGAAATCCGAAATTCGAGTTAGGGTACTGCACCGTGACCACACGGGGCAGATCGAGTTCCTGTGTGCGAGTAGTGCCGAGCGGGTCGGGCATCTGCGAACCGTTGGCGTGTGCTGCCAGGTCGGTCTCGGGGATTGATTGAGCCAGACCGCCGCCGCGCATCACGAATTTTATCTTGCCGTCGCTTTCCACGGCATCAAAGAAAAATGCCGAAGCCAGCGGTTGCAGGATGGAACGCACGGTGCTGCGGTCAGAAGTCAACAGGCCGATAACCGGCGTACCGACGAGCCGCGTCACATCAATATCGCCGGGCGCGAGTCCGGTTTTACCGATTGCCCAGGTGACATAATCGCCGAGATCACTCGTTCCCTCCACAACCTCAAATTCAAAATTCGGCGTGGTGTTTCCGGTCGCGGACAGTGAGTGGTCAAGGAACACAACGTATGGTGTCCCGCGATACCCCGGAGTCGGCACGGTGGGGATTGTATTGAACGCCTCCAGATATGCCCACTGAACGGTGCCGTCCACCCGCCCGACCTGAATAGATGCAGAAGCCGCAGTCTGCGAGAGATCAACAGGGTATGTGCCGGTTCCCCCCGTCCCTGAACCCGAACCGGCAACTATATTTGTGCCGGGAGTGACGTTTACCCCTGAAATAGGTTGGGTGGTCCAATAACCCCCTCCTTCCGAGTCAGTTACGATGAACGAAGGCATCGGAATACTGCCGTTCGTCACGCTGGTAACGGTAAGCACACCCAACGCGAAATCGTCGGCGTCGGGTGCGATACTGCCTACAACCGTAGCACCGACTGCTGCCAGATTACTCGTCCCTGACACGCCGGCTGAGGCGCATTGATACAGGTTGCCGGAATTCGACACATACTGGCCGAGAATATACGCAGTGTTCGGTTGCCAAGTGACCACTCGTTCATCCGTAATCATCGAAGTCAAAATACCCAGCGTTCCGGCGGCCACATACACTTGGCAGCACGGATAATTACCGAGTGGAATCGCCGGAGGAACCGGCGAGGCCGATACGGTGCCCACGACCACCGAAGCAACGCATGTAGTCTTATTTATAACCACGCGGTCAATCCGTGCATTTGAACCCGGTGCGGCGGTAATCACCACGGCTTGATTGAGGCTGCGAACTGGGCTGCCAGCCACAATAATCTGGCCAGCACCCACCCACACTTTCATTTCCGGCAACGGCATTTGTGCGGGGATAAAATAGTAGGCGTTCTGCAATTTTGCCTGTTCCGCCACGATGCGCGAATTGGGCATCTGTGTCTCTGTGCCGCGATAAACAGTAAAATTCTCGCCGTTGGCCAGCCGCCCCGCCGCATTACTCGCGATGATCGTCGCCGGGTCATCACTACCCACATCATAGATGACGCGCCCATTCGCCCAGATGCGGCGCACGCCGATGATCGGTTCGTCACCGAGGGCAATGGCCATGCTCTGCGTGTAGGTGTAGGTGGTAGCTGACCCACCGCCGCCGCCACCCTTCCCGCCACTGGTGCTCCCGTGTTCGACATAGGGTGTCGCCCATATCATTAAACCGGCGTTTCGATACGTGCCCTTACCCATGCTCTTTCCAGAACCCAGCGTCGCAGATTGCACACGTAGGTCTTTCAGACGCGGTCCCTGCATCGGGTCTGGGGCAAATAAATAATTCTGGTCGATGTAGCCGCCAATCGCTGCACCGATATAGCCACCAACTGGACCGCCGATCGCGCTGCCAACGATGCTAAGAGCAACCGAGGCCATTACACGAGGCCCTTGAACCGCCGGGCACCGGAGAACCGCGCCTGCCACATCGGGTCGAAATCGGTCACAATACACGAACCCACTTGCGCGTAGGCGTGCAGGATACGCACCGGATTAATGGACACCACCATCGCGATATGCTGCGGTTCGGTCGTCCAGGTAAATTTCATCAGATCGCCGGGCAGCACGTCGGCCAATTCGACAGCCTCGGTCTGGGCGTCCACGGCGGCCTCGAACTGCCCGTTGGCGGGAACCCGAGCGTAGCGCTTGACATCCCACACCTCGAGTCCAACCGCCCAGGCCGCACCGAGTATCACGCCGACACAATCCGCACCGACACCCTTCACTCGCGCCATGTGGTGAAACGGTGTGCCGACCCATGTGAGGGCTTCGGTAACGAGTTGTTCGCGAGTTATCATGTTCCGCTCAGCATACGGTCTTGGCCGGGAACCGTGACGAAGCCACGGAAATTCACCGAATTATTGAATTTACACTCGCAGGTAATGATGGATTTGTCGTCGCCCGCCACTACCGAGAAAGTGTCACCTGCCGCTATCGGGAACGGAAACTCCAGTTGTGTCACGAATGAATTGGGCGAGACATAATTTCGGACTTCGCGGGTGAGGCCAGCGTTTAAGCCGCTGGTAAACGTCAACTGGCCGGCATCGAAGTAGGTACTCACTTGCGCTGTACTCGGCGTCCCTGTGAAGGTTCGGCCATCGGCAACAGATGAAACGGTGCCGGTAAACGTGAACGCCGCCAGATTCAGTCCGCAGCGCGCGTCACCCAGCGTCGCGTCGCAAGTATCGCCGTAGACGCGGCCAACGGTCTGCTGCAACGCCTGCATCATGCCGCGCAGTTCGGCGTGAAACGCCTGGCGACCTGTGCTGACCTGTCCGATATGGCCGGTACGGATGATTCGCGAACCCATGGTGAGGTCGAGATAATTTACCTCAAATATCTGGATCGCCGCGTAGTCCCACACACCGGCCATGAGGTCGGCATCGGTAATCGTGGAACTGGACATGATACTGGCGACTTCCAGGTTGTCCACATTCAGCGCGGAACTGGTCTGCACGGTGCTGGGCACATAGCTGGAAGCCGCCAGATAGGTGATGCCGCCGATAACGAGGTCGGACGAATTACTGGTGAAACCGAGTATCGTGCCGTTGACGAGCGTGACTTTCCAGCACGTCGCCAGCGTGGTGGTTTCCTGCGCGTAATGCGCCTTGAGGGCGGTAGAGATGGTCTGCACGGTTAAACCCTGATCTCAACGAGGGGAAGCGGATGCAGATAAAAATACTTCACGCCGAGTACGCCGGGACGCGTTACTTCCGCGCTGTCGAATCGTGATTGCAATTCGTCGGTATCGAAGCGTACCGGCACATCAAATTCTGTGGCGAACGTCAACACATCGGTGGCAATCGGGTACGGCGCCACAAATGTCACAAGGCCTGTCGTGTAGTCAACAGCGATGTTACCCGCCCCTGAGCCTACGACAAGCGCAAGCCCGTTCTTGTAGCCAGTAAACGTGCCGGCAACAGGTTTCTGAATCAGCCGTTGTCCCACACTGCCGCCGCTCGAATAGTTCTTCGTCAACTGGTAGGTTGCCAGACCCGTGCCGATGCCTAGCGGCCCCATCACGCCGTTCGCCGCCGTCACTTGATAGTCTGACCAGTCCTTGAATAAAAACCCCTGCGCCATGCCCGCACGGGCACGGAAGAAATTGATCACTTCGGTCAGTTCGGATTGCGGCAATTTACGGTCGCCGAAATCCCACTTGCCGCGCGCATACTGCCAGTTCTGGTTGCGCTGCTCAAAACCAGAATTCATCACCACGATATCCGTGCTGAACTGTGCGCCGCCGTCGGTACGGTAGATAATGTAGCCTGTCTCAAATCTGGTGTTTGAAAAACTCATTAATTATTCCTCCGTGCCGCTTTGCCAGTAGCCGCAGCGATCCCCGCGAATATCTGCGATTGTGTACGGGTGTTAGTCGGCTCATTCACCGATATGTAATTGTGATTCGTTACCTGCGCGCTGCCACCGGTGAAATTCCGGTTCTCGTCGGCCGTCAGGATTCGTTCGCCCTGGTGGATCTGCGCTATCATGTCGCGCGGCACATAATCGGTGCCGACTGCGTATGACTCCCATTGACCATTGCCGCCGGCAAACGATTGATTCGCCCATGCACCAGCCGAATTAGAGTTGCCTTGGTTGATGCCAAACATTGTCAGCAGGCTACCAAAGCCACCGCCGGTCATCGTGTTCGAGTTCGTGCCAAACATCGAATTCATGAGTTGCTGGGAGAGCCGCTGATTTACCAGCGTCATAAACCCCTGCGAGATCGAACCGAGCATACTCTTGAATACCGCCGTCACCGAGGCACCGTGTTTCTGGGCGTCACCCAACATCGCAGACAGCGCCGTTGTAGAGTTGCTACGCAGTCCCGCCCACATCTTGTTGTCCTCGACAAGGGCGGCGTTGTCGTTCGCCTTGATCGTGGCTAAATTCTGCGCGCGCTGCTTGTCCTCGGCGTTCTGGTACTTCGCATCGATCGCGGCTTTCGCGGCGTCATAGGATTCGTCCAGTGCCAATTTTTCAACCAGCAATTCGCGTTCCTGTGCAAGTTGCTGGACGGCTGCATCCGGGCCGACGACGCGCACAGTTTTGATTTCTGCCATTTTTGCCGCGATGGCCGCGTCACCGGCTTGCTTCAAGTTGTCCAATTTCTCTATTTCAAGACGTTTGCCTTCCTTGTTATCGTATATCTCAAGCGCAGTTTGCGCATTACGCGCCACTGTGGCTATCTTGACGCGCTCGGCCTGCGTGAGTTTGAAGCCAGAAATATCCTGCGCCCAGAACGTCGCCTCGAGTTGCAGCATGTCGCGCTGGTTGGCGCCGGTCGCCGCCAAGTCCTCCTTCTGCGCTGCAAGTTTCTCGCGCAAATCCTGCATGACGGTCGAATCGCCCTTCGTACCTCTTTTTAGCATGGTCTCGCGCGCCAGTTCTGCGGAATGCAACTGTTCCTTGGCTTTCGCCAAAGACGCGTTATTATCCAACGCCTCCTGACCCTGTTTGACCTTGATCAGATCGGTGCGCGCAGCAATTTCGGCACGCAGACCCTTGATCACGGCATCTACGTCATCAGTCTCGCCGCCCCGCTTGGCATATTTACGCGCGGATTCCTGTAAATTTATCCACTCGGCTTCCTGTTTGGTCTGTTCGGACTTCTTGGCTGCGATCGCGGACTCCATCTTGAGTTTGGTTTCCAAGAATGTGACCTGATTCTGTGCGTTCCGCACGTCTTCCGCGTTGCCGCCGTGCCTCGTGAACTGCGCCACAACTCCCTTGGCTTTAGCCAATTGTTCCGTCGTGGTGTCCTCACGCAGCATGCGCCCAAAGAAATTACCCAGCGCGTCATACGCACCAACGATGTCGTTCTTGAGCGAACGGAACCTCCTGCCGAGCGGACTCAACCGATCTTTCATGGTGCCGAGTTGCACGTTCATGGCGTCACCCAGAACAAGTTGCGCGCCTTCCTTGTCGCCGGATTCCTGCAATAGCCGGATGTGCTCGATCTGTGCGGCGTTCAGGAAGTGCCAGGCTTGGTTCAGTTTCAGCGCACCCTTATAAGGGTCTTCAAACACCTTGATCAGATTACCGGCGACAACTTTTATATCTTCGCCCGTGGCTTGCGCGTAACGAGCGGCCATCCCAGCCAATTCCCCAAGTACCTTGTTGCCGAGCTGACCGGACGCCACGAGTTGCTGGACGACCGCTTCCGAGGCGGTCACAGAGATGCGCCCGGTATCAGCCATTTGCTCGGCCAGGTTGTGCGCGGCGTCTGCGGTCATGTTTGAATAGTTGCCGGTCAACCGGATCGCGTTGTTCATGGCGTTGAATTTCTCGGCCGATTTCTCGGCGGCATAGCCGAGCGCACCGATCGCCGCGATGCCAACCGTCCACCACGAGAACAGCATGTTCAGCTTACCGAACGATTGCAGCAGGATCGTGCTGCTGCCAGCCATGCGGGAAATATCGCCGCGACTGAATTCGCGAACCAGCACGACAGATTCTTTCATGGCGAGAGCGTTGACCTTCGTAGCGGCTGCATGGGCACCCAATGCTTCAGTATCCTTGATGGTAGCAGCGGTAGCCACATTGGTTTCCAGACCCATAATCGCCATCGTCTCGGCGCGGGCCATGTTCAAGCGAATCATGTTCGTCGCTATGATGGCTTCCATCTTAAGTGCTTTTTCTTCTACAGAGATCCCCGCAGCGGCTACCCGCTGAGACGCGGCGAGTTCATAATTAGATGCAGACAAGGCAGCCGTCGTACCCGCCAACCGTATCTGTTCAGCCATAGCCACGCGTTGGGCGAGAGTTAGCCCCGACACTGCATCAACTTCGGCTTGTTTGGCGGTAACGGTAATTTCGGAACGTCGGATGTCTTCGAGATTGGCGGCACGGAGCATTTTCTCCGTGGCCATCAATTCGTTGGTTGCCGCAGTTTGGGTCTGGACCGCCGCCGTTACTTCCGCGCCGACCGATGTTTTCGAGAATGTGGCGAGTTGACCGTTTACTTCACCAACCGTTTTCTGCAACGATTTGAACGAGGACTCAATATCCTTCAGCCCGGCGGTTGCTTGATCGCCGAGTTTGAAAGTCATTGATACGGTCATGTCACTCATTGTCGCCGTCCTCCATCCGTTTACATGCCTCTTCTACCTTACCCGAGGCTTCGCCGTCAAGAGCTGCCGCAATCGCCATGCTCGTCAAACGCACCGTCTGCGCGGCTGCGCGGCCTTCGCGCAATCGTGCGGCACGGGCGAAACCCTTGATTTGAGCTAAGGTGTATCCGTCGATGTCGGCGCGGCGGTGTCCGGCTGCAATGAGGGAATCGAGGGCATCGAACCAGTTTGCGCGGATGCCAGTAGCACTCCCAGCTTTGGAAGCATCCGCTTTTTGAAAAAATCGGCGTTGACCTCAAATATGGCTTTGATCAGATCGGTGGCTTCGTCCATAGCGAGGGCTTCAATGAAACCAGCATCCTTGCCGGTCGCCAGTACACAGAGTTGAACCGCTGTGTCGCCGCCGTCCGCCAGCGCCGGAAGAAGCCGCATGTGCCAGTCGGAGGCGAACACCAACGCCCCGTCATCGCTCACGCCGATCAGCCCAGAACTTACCAGCGAGACCAGCAACGGTTGCAGCAAACGCATCGCTTTCAAGGATTGGCCGAAAGCGAAGGGCATGATGACAAATTTCTCACCGCCCGCCGCCACCGGTTTGCCGTCAGGGAACAATACCTCCAACGATCCGTCCGTCATGGTTTAGCCTTTGGTCAGTTGCAGGAATTGCGAGTATGGCGCGGCAGCCGTCGGCAGCGCAATGGTCGTATCCTGAATCAGCATACCGTTCAGTTCGATGTTGTTGTGCTTCTTGTCGATCAACGACCACAACTTCGACATTTCAAACTGGCCCTGGTAGACCAATGCGCGAGTTTGCTGGTTGTTGAAGGTGTTGACTCCTTCCAGCAGCATCGTGAAATACTGGATGCCGGTAGTGAAGGCTTCCACTTTGCCGCCATACGCGCCGTAACTGTAAGCCGTGGTGAGGGCAACACCTTCCTGACCATCTGCCACGAGACCGAAGGTATCAACGAAGGACGGTACCAGCAACGAACCTGGCAGAATCGTAATTACGCCAGATGCCGCGTTGTAGGTGTAGTCGGTATTAAGGGCCAGTATTGCAGCGGCCATATTCACTTGGAATGTAACCCCTGTGCCCGCGCCAGGAGTCGTAACCACCGCTGTAGGGGCGGTATATCCACTGCCGGCAGAACCAGGAACAATGTAGGCTCCGACGATCACACCGGCGGCATTGGAAATGGCATAACCTACGGCACCCGCACCTGTACCTGCAAGGGTCAAGGCAAATACTGTATTGGCGGCGTACCCTGTTCCGCCCGCTGTTACCGCAATGGAGGACAGCGCACCAGTCACGCCAGCGACCGGATTTCCATTCACATCGCATTTCGCCAGTTTGATCACTACGGCGGAAACGCCGGGGGCGGACATCAGTACCTTTTTACCGTTGTAGGCAAGTGCCAATTCGGCGGCAACCGACCCGGCTGCCACACCCCCGCCAGAAGTATCCGTGCCGAACAGGGCTTTGACCAGATTATCCTTGGAGAAAGCCAGTAGGTTCGCTTTGACACTCAATTTGGTGGAGGTGACGGCTCGACCAGAAGTCAAACCGAGACCAGAAATAGATTCTTCGATCTCGTCAAAGGTTTGGGCGACCGAAACCTCAAATTTATCGCAGTCGCCGACGTTGACAAAGCCGCCGACGGGCAAGCCGTTCAAAGCGCGGCGTTGCAGGGAGAGCGCACCCTGGAGTACGCAGTAGGAACTATCGTTGAATGCCATGGTGATTTCCTTTCAATTATGCCGGGACGCGAATTGCGTACCTTTGCCTATAACACAACCGATCAGGATTGGTGCCTGCCAGTCGTTGCCCCTGATATAACCAGCGGCCCCCGTTCGGTGCATCTGTCGCATGAATCGCAGTTCTCGCCGCCCGAAGTAACGGGAACTGTACGTTTATTAAGTCATCTTGTGACACATACGGAACATACAGCATTACGAAGTATTCCACAAGTAACACCTGCATGGCGGGAACCATGCCACCCTCTGTGTCGGTGGGGTCGTCACCCCCCAACAATACCCAAGCCGCGGGAAGCGGTATTTTCGTTAGCGCCGGATCGGCAGGTCTTCCCCCGACCGCGAACCCAGCCGAATTAGCCAGCGCAGCAACCGTTGCCAGTTTGGTGTAGAGATCGAGGGCGAACGCATCGCTCATTACGATGCGCTATCGGGTGCGGGTTTAGCCGACCATGACGGCGCGGCCTTGACTGGCACAACGACCGTTGGCAGCGGCTGAAACGAGGCACGCAACGACCCAACCAGCCAGTCGTAGGTGTCGTCGTCCATGTCCACGGTGTCACCAGTATGGTGCTGTACGCCGTCCACATCCTTGAAATCCTGCGATAGAATCACTTTCTGGGTCATGTTGTTTCTCCTTTAGTAACACTGCGCCCGCACTGCGGACATTTCAAACATTCAACCAATTTGCCGTTGCCGCCGGGCGACAGGGTAACAACGTCATTGCTACCGATGAAGTCCGGCACACCGGCAAGCGTCTCCTGAATAGCTGTGCCGGGCAGCATCTCAATATCGCATTTACGGCATCTCACGGCATCGCCCCCGTTTCAATAAACGCTGTCGCCATCATATCCAACTGTTCCAGATCCTCCGGCGACCAGCCAACAAACTCGCGCGCCGCCATATTACCGTATCCGTCTTGCAACGCCTTGGCGTAATCCAGATGTGTACCAATTTCCACGCCGTTGCCGTTTACCTCAAATCCAAAACTGCCGAGCAACACGCCTTCGTCCCACAACAGGCCACGATGCAATGTCGACGGTTTTGCCTGGCGGTTCTTTAGTGTCCGTAACTGCCAGTCCGCCCAAGGCACGCCATCCGGCGAAATCTTGGTCGTTTCGATGCGTTCCTCGATGCGGTGTTCCTGCCAGGTGCCAACCATCTCAAGTAACTGCTCGGGATGGGCGAGACGTTCGATCATCGCGCTAATCTCGGCCATTACTGCGCTGTCGTCAACGGTCACACTCATGGCTTCTCGATATGCGCCAGCACGACGAATCCAAACGATGTGAATGTCGGTGCATCAATCACATACCTATCGCCGTTCTCATCAACAATCACATCATTCTTCAAAATCTGGCCTATGGTGTGGGCGTTTATGTAAAATTCCATCACCGGCATACCGGCTGCGGATTCGGTCGGCGACGGGAATGCGGACGGGGCCGTAGCTTTGTCGCGCGAGGTATAGGCGAATACTGGCAATGCTGTTGCAATCGTCGAGTCAACCTGCTCCATCACACCGGTCACAGTGTAGGTAGGCCGAACGATGCTCACCGTGCGGTTGCACCTTATCGCAGCGATCGGCAGGATCTTCTGCATGTCCGCGATATAGAAAGTTCCCTGCGCGCCAACGAACCAGTCACCTATCTGGATATTCGTTCCGTCCAGCAGGGCGGTCCAGTCCGGCACTTTCGGTTTGTTGTATCGAGAATACTCAGACCCCGTGGTGAAGCTGGCCATGACGTTCGTATATAGCGGCGTTCCGCCAACAGGGTTGAGCATCGACGCGGGGCGGTACACACTGCACGGAAAGCCGATACGCTGGGCGGCGATGCCGTACCCACGATCAATTATGGATTGGAGTCCGGCGCCATCCATCTCAGCAACGAACTAGGCGAACGGAGTTGGATGATGCCGACAGACCTGGTCCGGGGGAGTACCCCAGAAAGGCGCACAAGCGGCGGCGCAGCGAAGTGTAGAGTTGCTCGCGGTCGTTAAGCACATTCTGATTGCGCTCCCACACCGCTGCCTTGTTGGTGTCGAGATTCGTGCCGTCGGCAATCATCAGGACTTCCATGGCGTTGAGGGGAACCAGGTAGCTCGCGGACAGAATGGTTTCTTCTTCGGGACGCAGGGTGTCGAGCCGGGTAAACAGGGTGGTCCGAACGCCCGGAACGATCCAGGCGTAGGCCGCGTCCTGCGTGTCGGTGTACGCATACTGCCCTTGTGACGGGTAGCCCATGAACCGGCGGCAGTCCGATATCTGGGTAGATGTGAGCGCCATAGGTTACTTTCCGCGTTTCGGCGCGGGCTTCACGGAGGTAGTTGGTCCCGTCGAGCGTTTCACCGTCGGTTTCAGCACTACCTGAAACGCGGTGTTTGAGCGAATAATTTTTGGGGTGGGCATGGTTTACTCCTTTTTGGTAGCTTCGTCCAAAAGGGCGTTCATCTCTGCCTTCGTGGCATTACTTTTCACTTCGATGCCCATCGCAACCAACGTGGCACGCAACTGCGTACCGTTCATCTCGGGCGCGGGGTGGACGGCCTTGCCCTCAGTGGCCGTCGGATTGGCGCTAAACCAGCTACCGGATGCGACGTACTCGCGCGCATCGCAGGCATCTACGGAGGCCGGAACACCTTTTGCGTCATAAACAGTAACAAGAGCCATTGTGTCTCCTTAAAAAATGGGCGGCGTGATGCCGCCCTGGGCATTAGTTCAATTCTTCCAGCGTGTAGTCGTAAATCTGAACTGCATTCCCCGCTGCGCTGATTGAGAAGGCCGTAAAGAAATCCAATGTTTGGGCAGCGGTGGAATCGAAACCTGTTCCAACGGCTGGAGCCGTCGCAGGAACCATCATTATTGCTCCAGAATTCACCCCGTCCACTTGACCGGCGGTAAGCGTGAACATGATTCCGCGCAGACTACCGATACCGAGAAGTTTTGCGGTAGTGGTCGCCCCCACAGAGTCGCAGCGCAAATCGACTTCCAAAGCAAACGGAAGCAAAGTGTGCGCTGCCGCGTTCAGTTGGATGGTGCCAGAGGTCCACGCGATCACCGCACCCAGCATCATTTGAAAAGAAACCGTACCGGGCGTGGTGATGATGTTGGAGATTCCACCAGCAACCTTCAAACGCAACTTCTTACCTGGCACGAAGTAATTGGCGGGGAGTTGTACCACTTCGCTCCCGTTGATCACAGATTTTGCTGTGGTGAAGGCAGAAAATGCGGTCCCTGCCGCTGTCTGAGCGGCAAGAACGGCCGGAATAGAACCATCTGCCGCGCCGACTCCAATATCAAGCGTTTTTACTTGTTTGATGTTGGCGTTGACCAGCGTATATCCTTCAACTTTGTTGTTGGACATGATTACTCATCCTTGGCCAAGAAGGCTTGGAAGATGATGCTTGGTGAGGTGCCCGCCAGTTTCGTGTACAGACGCAGGTAACGGTAAATCGTACCGTTGCGCTCGTTACGGAACGGTACGAGCAGACGGCCAGCAGCGGCATCGGCAGCGCCGTTCGGGGCGGTAGCCGTAGCGCCACCGACCAACAGTTGCGCCACAACCATGATATTGCCGGCAGTGCCGAATGTCGCATCGGGGGAGCCTTCCAGCATGAAGTGGTATGCCTCATCGCCAGTCGCTGCGTCCAATGCGGAGTAGTCGATCACCAGGTCACCGTCAGCCAGACCGGCCCCGATATCCAAAATGACGGAGCCAGTTTCGGTAGCTGTGATCGCCGCGCCCAGCGCACGGATAAGCGTGGCTGCGTCGTAGGTACGTTGAGAATAAAGATTTGCCATGATTTTAGTTCCTTTCGATTGGCGTTACGATTACTTCACGAGGGCGAGGTCGCCAATGAACTTGATCCGGGTCACTGCACGACCATTGAAGATCGCCATGCCGTTGTACCATTCGATACGGGTACGGTACACCGGAGCGGTTTGCAATTCGCCCAAGTCGCGCACGCTGATCGAACCGTTCTGGATACCCTGCAAACCTTCGGAAGTGAAGCTGACCACGTAGATCGAGGATGCGGTCGCAGTACCGGAGCTAGCGGCTTCCGAGAACGGAAGGATGGCAGTCTGAGTGTTGTCCAGATCGACGGTCAGGATTGGCAGGTCATTGTACATCATGACACGCTTACCGAAAGCGTTCTTGTCGTAGCTGATGTAGCCCCCAATTGTCGTATCGCGAGCCGCAGCGCTGAATTTACGCGCCATTGCCTTCGACATGATCAGATGGGTCGGGTTCAACGTTTGGTCGATCGCGGCGTCGAGGACGCCCAAAGACAATGCCGCGCCGTTTGCGGTTGTTCCTGCGGAGATGATCTGGTCGCCGGTTACGCGGGTTTGCAAGCCATCGAACTCACGGGGGTCAGAGGCGGTGTCGCCCTTGATGAACTTGCGAGTCCATGCCAGTGACAGCGCACGGATCTTCATGGCTTCTTGAGACGAACGCTGCTTCATTCCCATCGTGTCGATGATGAATTTGTCCACGTCCAGGTCGCCGCCTGCGATGACCAGTGCTTCGGTCATGGGGTTCAGTACGCCGGTGCTGGGCGTGTAGGCTTCGTTGACGCCACGGAAACCGACGCCGGGCAAAGAGCCTTCGCGATTGTATTTCAGTGCGTTGCCAACGATGTCGTCGAACGGAAGGTACGAAAGGATGTCGCTTGAACCTGCGTACAGTTCAATGACGCCGGAGCGATAAGCATCGCCAGTTTCGAGTTTTGCAGCTTCAAGCAGGGTCAAGGCCATGATTCAGTTCCTTTAGTTACGTCGCCTTTATCTCCCGCGCCGCATTCATGCGTTCGACAGGTGGCAACTTTGATAGATCGGGACCACCTTTGTTCGGGTTGCCGCGTTGTGCGCCGGATCCTTGAGATCCATTACCTTTCAGCAAACTATCCCGAGACGGGTGGCTTTCCACGAGAGCTTCCAACGCCTCGTCAAAGGTTGCGAGTTCCCCAGCATTGGCACGGCTGTAAATCTTGTTCCCGTGCGAGTCGGTCGCTACGACCTTCCCGTCTTCAATACTGAATTTCCCACCAAATGTCGCTTGCACCATGTCGATCGGGATGTTCTCGGCCATCTTATCGGTACGAAACTTAGATCGAGCGAAATTACCGCCGATCATTTCATTTGTCAGGGCTTGCTCGGCCTTTTGGCGCTTCGCTTCGCTTTCCGACAAACGAGTTTCATAAACCTTCTGAACCTCGTTACGAACCTTGTCCACCTCGCCGGCATCAATCAGCTTTTTCTGGTCAAGTTTGCTCACCTTGTCCAAAGCGTCTTTCGCTGCGGTAGCGTCAATGCCCTCGAATCCCTTCAACTCGGCAACCGTCGCCTCGAATCGGGTTTTGTAGTTCTGAATATCTCGGCCTTGCTGGGCGATTTTCTCAAAAGCCTGTTTGCCGTCGAACTCGATCTCTTTGCCGTCATCGTGAACATACACTGGTTTACCTTCAACAACTACAACGTGTCCATTCTCGTCAAGTTTCAATTTCATTTTAGGTTTTCACCCCACATAGCACCCTTACGGGCAAAGTTTTTGCGTTTTCACGCCATAATTGGGAGTTACAGTATCACATGGTTTCAGAGTTTGCAAGTGCTCACTTCGCTGGTGGGGCCGAGGCGTCCTCACTACACGAGCATCTCAGGAACGACCGTCGTGGTTGCCACCCGACCGTACTTGGTATGATAGGTGATCGCGTTCATCCGTCTGGCGGCAATCCACCCTCCTCGCGCCGCATAGGCATCACGGCCAGCCATGGTGGGGTGCATGATCACCGTCATGCCGCTATGCTCTTTCTCTTCCTCGTGATGTTGGTGTCCCGTGTGACAGAAACGGTACTTCGTGCGGCCCCACTCTTCAGGAAATTGTGCGGCGAACAGAATGGGGAGTTTGTCGATTTTGGTAAGGTGCCCGTGGTGGAACGCAAGCAGCGTTGTTCCGTGCTCATAGGCGGAGTACGGCATTTCCGCTTCCATGACCGATGCCCTCGGTTCGTTCTCGTAGAGAAGGCCGAACAGATGTCGCAGCCACACGGAAGACGCCGGATCGTGATTGCCTTCCGATATGAGCACAACGACTCGTTCGTAGTGGCGCAGGGCTTTGTCCACGGCATACCGGAGTATCCTGGTGGCCACCCGTACAACTTTCGAGTAGCGGCTGTCGGCGTCCAGCAAATTGCCGTGCAACGGAGTAACGGCCTGTAGGCTATCGAAATGGAGGAAGTCGCCGAGTTGATTGATGAAGCATAGTGACGCTGGTGGGGAGGCTTCGATCAAGTAGTCCACTGATTTGGTCAACATTTCTTCGGCAATCGCCAGGTCCCAGTCGTCTCCCGTCTCAGGTTTCCACGCTTTCATCCCAATGTGGCAGTCCGTAAGGGTAATGAGGCAGCACAGGTCGTTGATGAAGTGCGTCGGTGGGGTGATCGGGAGAGCGCGTGGAATCCCCGCCGCCAACTCGTCAACCGCCGCGCGAAGAGCGACTTCTACTCGCTGATCGTCGAGTTTGGTTTTCACCCATTGTAGTTTGAGTACACCATCCTTGTAGAGGGAAGATGTTCCCCGGATTACCAAGGGATCCGGAATTACTTTGGTCAAATCGTGACTTGGATTCCATCCGTGCAGAGTTTCGATCTTCTCTATCGTGCTGCTGACCCCCCGACGACGCGCCGTGTCCAATCTGTTACGCAAGGTTGCCCGGCTCATATTCAACTCTACCGCCGCGTGAGAGACGTTCCCTTGGTGCTTCGCGACCGCGTTTACGGCTGCCTGCAATACTGCGTCTGGTAGGGGGGGTGTGGCCATCAGGCATGCTCCTTCGGTTTGAAAAATCGGCAAGGCGGGTCGTTGGCAAGAATCGGGTAGCCCCGCGAATATGTCTTTTCGCCATCGGCTTCGCAATACTCCTTTGGTGGGTCTACGAAGCAGAAAACGTCGGATTTCTCTGTTCGGGCGAAGGTACACGCGAGGCAGCAATTCTCGGGAATTTGGGGTAGCGTGGTTTTCTTCTTCATGCTACTGTTCTCCTCAGATGTCCGGTTGCTCCTCCCCTTCGGGGGAACTCCTCAACCCACGCTCGCCACGCGGTACAAAGCACTTGATGGGCAACGAACCAGATACCGGTAAACTTTCAATCTGGTTAGAAATACTGCCTTAACACGTTGGAGCCTTGATTGGCGTGAATCGGTGAACGGTCTCACCCACTGCGGGGGTCATCCGCCGGTCAGTTTGTCCCAAATGAACCACACCGCGGCGACCCATGGTGATATGAAAACTAACGTTCCGATGTAAAGTGCCAACAGAACGAGCCGCTCCATGTTACGGCACCACGGGCGGTGGCGGTACGTCCGCTGGTTGGCTGTCCTGCCGCGCTTTTTCCTGTTCCCACGTCAGTTCCGCGTCGATATATCCCGATCGCTTGAAGATTTCGAAGCCGGTCTGCTTGGACAGGTCACGTGCGGCAACCGCAGTGAACACCACGTTGGCTATCGCGTCGCTCAGGCTGGACTCGCTGAATTCGCTGAATACCTCGGCGTCGATCAGAGACGCATCCTCGCCGTTCCAGATGGCCAGGTTCCTCAAGCAGTTCTTTACGCCGAGTTCGAACATTTCCACAATGGCCTGCAGCATACAGTCGCCGGCGGTGTCCTCCGACTCAACTTGTGTGGCGGTCATGCGGTTCGTCTTGCGTACCAGCAGCTCCGCGCCGATCGCGCGTCCGCGCTCCTCAAGGTCGAGGATAGATGTGCGCCCGTGTCCGATCGCCGCTCCCTGCGGCTCGACGTATTTCATGTCCGCGTCTTTGTTCGTTGCCGTCGCCGCCGTCGCCGCGCCAATCATGAAGGACTCGGTATCAGCGAACCCCTTCATGAACAGGATAGGCACACGGGCGACGTGCAAGATGGTCTGTTGGTCGCTGGAACTCTGCCAGTGTTCGACGTTCAGGTAGGCGAGGTCTTTCAGGGGGCTCTCACCGGTGCCGAACCCCGTCCGGTTGCCGTAGAAGAACGTGAAGGGTATGTCCCGGCGGCTGGACGTTCCGTATTCGAAGATATACCACTCGTTTTTCTTGGCTTCCGACTCGCGCCAGACCTCCCAAGCGCCGCCCTCGTACAGAACGCGCACCTGTTCGACGATTTTCTCCCCGAAAGCACCGTCGGGGATGACCGCGCGTTCCAGTAGGCGCAGCATTGTCGGGTTAGTTTCCCCTGGTGGAGGCGGCGTGAAACCCAGCACCGATCCAGCGGGATAATGGACTAAATATGAGTGCGCGCCAACGGCTTTCTGATCCGCCAGGGTGCGTGCGGCCGCCACCGGTGGGAAATCGGCCAGAACGCCAGATACTCCGTGTGACAGGCAGTTTTCGAGCACATTAAAGAAGAAAGCGTGTATGCCCTGCCCGGCGTTGTCGATGTTTTCCAGGCCGGCCGAGGTCTCCGTCGGTATTCCGGCGAGGGTGATGGGGCGAGAGAAGGGTTTTGATGCGAGGATCTCGCAGGTGCGCTTGAACATCGGGAATAGTACGGCTTGGCCGAGGCGTTTCCGGTACTCGGGGTCATTTTCTCCCGGCCACGATGGCAGGAACGTTTTGCCCGCCGCTCGCATGGTCTTCGTGCCGCCGAATACTGCGTCGAG